TTGGCCCATGTAAACTTCTGGTAGCCAACTGCTATATTTTGAACTGGACGCATGTGTATCTCCGACACCGGTGTCCACTGAACGGCGAGGAACACCGTCGTATGTTTTAAAGTACTTCTTCCAAGTCATAATTCATTCCTAATTCTATTTATATTAACATATTCTGTATACATTGTCAACCATCTATCCATATAAACTACCTATTCGTCAAGTTTATTAATAAGATTAGTTATAGTAGTGGTATTTTTAGAGATGGCTTTCAAGTTATCCTCCCAAATCTCCAAATTACCGTCAACATCAAGTATTTTCGCTTGTTTGGCGGCGCCTGCAAATAGGCCAACTTGAGTGGCAAGTTCTGCCAACTGGCCTCTAAAATTGAGCAGAACGGCTAGTTGTTGATCCTCGGGCGCGTTTTTGTCTCTATCTTTAAAATCGGCAATGATTTTCTTTGTGTTGGCATCAATCATCTTATCCATTTCTGTCAACTCTTCTTGGTTCATCTTCTCACCATAGCCTGCCTGCCCTTGCAGTTTCAAAACATCCAGAACTCCACCGGCGGGATGCTTAGAAAGATCCTCTGATGTCATAAAATCCATCAATTTAACAAGTCCCCATCCTTTTGCTCCTTCCCACCACTTAGATAGTTTTGTAAAAGTATGTATGACACCTGTATAATCTTCTATCATCAAGGCAGTACTTCGTGCGATATTTCTGTGTATTTTTACTAAATCTTGAAGTATTTTAGTAAACGTTTTCATGTGGTTATTTATTGCCGACTCGTTCAACACAGCGGCCTCTCTTAATTGAATAAGATTAGCCATCATTGCCTTTTCTGCTGGCTGGTCTGCACCCGCTTTAGTGCCTTTGTCGGCCTCTCCATAAGTCTGTGCCGCTGTAATAATTTGACCAACCATAGATGCTAATTGGGGGTCATTTAATAACTGTACACGTACACCACCCCTACTTGACAGTTCTATGAGTCTGTCTGCAAGTTCTGGAAATCCTTCTGCTAATCCCGATTGAAAAGACTTAGTATCACCAGTTTGAAGTTTGAGTGCCATTTCTTCGACAAATTTTAGAACTTCTCGACCTGGTGCTGTTCCTGCCATTTCTTGCCACTCCGCTGTCTGCTGGAACGCCGCTCGACTACCTGCCGCTAATCTTTTCGCAAGTGTTTCAGCCATTGGATTTCCTTGTGCGTTTACTGACAGAAATCCTTCTTCTATCGCCTTTCTCTGTTCTTCTGGAAGAGTTGCTAATAGTGCCACAGAATCAGGTCCTAGTGCCTTCTGCATCAAGTTTGCGGCCTCTTCCATTGAAATTTTTAATACATTTGCAGTCATTTCAACATTAGACATGAAATCTTCCATTCCTGACCTCATACTTCTATCGTCCATGCCTCGAAGTTGACCACCTATTCTTAGTGTATCAATATATTCTCCAGCAATAGTTGAAACCTGTCCAAATTCCAGAGCATATTTTTCCATGTAACCCATGCCGTTTTCAACTGTGCTTGAGGCTACAGTATTAGCAAACGATAATGCACTCTTTACTCCATTAACACCAACTGCTTGAGCAAATCGTTTAGTAAATTCAGTTGCTTCACCAAAAGTAAAATTAGTGTTTGATATAGTCTTCGACATTTCTATAAATCCTGCTTCAGCGCCTGACATACCAGCAAGTAAACCCGCTTGTCTCATTTCGGCGACCATTGCAAATCTCTCTGAAAAACCTTGTTTTACTGCCCCAGTGGCAAGATCCACAACACCTTTGGCTGCCAACATAAATGCCCCGGTTTTCTCCTTTAACCGCTTAAATAAGTCCAGTTGCATCTGTCTGTCCGCACCCTTATTGGCCGCCTCTTTGGTATAATTTGCATCAAGTAAAGCATCTCTAATCCCATCTCTTTTTTTCTGTTTTCGTTCAGCATCAATAACACTATCGCCTAATCCAGTTATCGCAGAAATAGTAGCACGGCCTGAACTCGCTATTTTTTGTTGACTGTGAATGATTTTATTGCCAATTTGTTTTTCACTCTGGTTACCTTTCGCCTCAGTAGTATTATTCTTTTGAATTTCGGTTACGGCTTTTTTTAGTTCTGTTTGTGATATTTTTGTTCCATTGGCGATATGATGCAAAAATCTAATCATAGCATTACCATCTGCTTGAATTTGCTTTAAACTACCCTCAATTTTGACTTGAGTTGCTTCTGTGCTCCAGTCTGCTAAACTGCTTCCTGTAATATACACATCTTGTTGTTCTGTTGCCATTAATACTCTCTATATTTTGTTATATTCTAAAACTTCGTAGTTATTATTAAAGATAAATATTAGTAAGATGATTATATTCATACTTAATTATCTTACTAATTAACTTATACTGTATTTATCAAAGGAAACAAAATGAACACTGAAGCAAATCCATTATTCAAATATTTTCGTAAACCTACAATTTACGTACAAATCCCAACAGGGGGCAGGTTTAATCCAGAAATCGATAAAACTATATTAGATGAAATTCCTATAATGCCAATGACTGCGATTGATGAGATATCAATGCAAAATCCCGATGAACTTCTTAACGGCGAAGCCCTAATAAACGTCATTAAAAGTTGTGTACCGACAATACCCGAACCGAGAGATTTGTGTAGTATAGATGCAGACCTATTATTCTTAGCAATCAAATATGCAACTTATGGCAAAACTATCACACATCTACACACTTGTTCCGAATGTAAAGAACAAGCAGAATATAACATAGATATAAACAACGTTCTTGATAAATTTCCAGAAATACTCGAGGTTGAACCAGTTGAACACGAAGATTTAAAGATTTTCATTACTCCTCCAAGAATGGAAAGTATGACCAGGTTAGCATTAATTGATGTTGAACAACAACGTATTCTAAATAGTGTGGCCGCAGTAGGAGAAAATAATATAACTGAAATGGAACTAGCAAAACAATTCGCAATTAGTTTTAGAAAAGTATCAAAACAAAACGTAGATTTATTAATTAATTCGATAGACCGAATCGAAACTCCAGACAAAGTAGTAACTGATAAAGATATTATTATAGAATTTATGAACAACGTACCAGCAACGGTTATTGCCACAGTCAACGACCGAATACAATTAGTAAATAAAAAGCCAGAAGACTTAACAACTTTTGAATTTGTCTGTGAGGCATGCGAACACAAAGATAAAGTAAATTTCGAGTTAAATCCTGTAAATTTTTCCTAGGCTGGTTGAAGACTGCCAGCGCCGAGGAAATAGTAGAAAAACAAGAGTCTTATAGAAAAAAACTTGAAACTCTACACAAATCCTTGTTAAAACTAACTTGGTACATGAGAGGGGGAGTCAGTATATCTGAACTTCACGAAATGCCTTCTGGTCATATTCATCACTTAAACGAAATAATCCAAGAGAACTTTGACCTAAGTCAAAAGGCTGGAACACCTATTTTATAAAAAAATACAAAAAAAGTTATAAAAACACTTGACATCCCTTTTCCTTTGTGTTAGTATGTTCAACATAACTAATATAAATTCTAATACAACTCTCAATATTATTTCCATATTAAAAGAAATTAAGGCTAATAATGATACTAATAACGGCAAACATAGTGGAACTGTTGAACGGGTTGCCGTTCCGGGATTGAGGACGCTAGTGTAGTGCTATGCGTTCAGATAAGTTGGGTGAACTCCGACACTGCTTCTCGTAACCACAAGAACTGTTTATAACATAAAACATTCGTTACCCTAAAGGTAATCGAATGACTAGTATTTACCGTACAGAAATGTACACACCGCTGGTAGATTTATAATACTACCAACTTTGATGAGATTTTATTCTATGTGAATTCATCAGAGTGCCGTTGGGTCGAAAGACGCAATACTAAGTTACGAGGGAATCGCCAACCGACCTCGCCATTGCTAGTGGCTAACTTAGACATAGAGTCTGATAAACTTAACAAGTATCAGCAGTTGCCCCGATAGGAGGGCAATTGTGTCTTCCAAACTAAACAAGTAAAAAAGAATATATAAATGATATAAAGAAAAGAAATAAATATCAAGGAAATGTTCTTTGAGTGAAACGAAAAGAAATTTCCGAAGATATTAGGTCTTTAGACCTATTAAGATGCAGAACAATGAAATACTATGAGTGATTGGACATATAATAATAAAGTTGTAAATGATTTACCTGAAGACGTAGAAGGCTTTGTGTATGTGATTACAAATCTTACAGATAATCGCAAATACATTGGTAAGAAGTTAGCACGATTTAAAACCACTAAACCGCCTCTTAAAGGAAGAAAGAATAAAAGACGTGGTTATAAAGAAAGTGATTGGAGAACCTATTGGGGTTCTTCTGACCATTTGAATGCCGATGTAAAAAAATTAGGTCCCGATAAATTTTCCCGTGAGATTTTACACTATTGCCCTAGTAAAGGTATATTAAGTTATATGGAAGCAAAAGAACAGTTTGATAGAAAAGTGTTAGAAACTGACGAATATTATAACGGTATCATTCAAGTTCGAGTAGGGAGTTCAAAAATTCTCACTGAGCATCTCAAATCCCTTAAACAAAAAATATAGGCGCCAATAACCACTGATATATTCCTAATAAATCAATAGTCAAGAAGAAACTATTCTGAAAAATCATTGGTTTATCCTTTAGTCTTAAAAATACATACAGAACAATTATATGTCCTAATGCGAATAATGGAAAAGCCCATTTAGATTGTTCTAAATTTAAAGATATTAATACTCCGGCACAAACAAACATAAATGTTGCTATCCATTTCATTCTTTCCATATTATTGATAAACATTGATACCCTCTCCTTTGTATCCTACTCGATGTATTTAGATATAAATGAAAAAACCCGGCACCATTTTCTGATGTCGGGTCTTTTGTCGAACTCTCTATAAATCGGAATGTACATCCATTTTTTGTTGTAATTCCCTCAATTACAGAGTTATCAACGAAATCTAGTGTCGATGAGAGAGGTTTAGAGGAGACATAAGAATCCGCTGATAAGTACTATTTTATCATACCACACATATCATGTCAAGCATAAATGCATGTTTTTTCTACTTTTTTTGATAAAATAGAAAAAAACCTCTTTTTATTGTATATTGCAGTTCTATTTGACACCAGATATGGTATATCTGTCAAAAATATTAAGTTTTAATGTATTATCGTACTTTATTTCACTGAGAGGATACTTACTTTTAAAGTCTTCCAATGACTCACATTTATTAATATGTCCATCAATTGCAAGATTGTTGCTTTGCAATATTAGTTGTGTACCAGATTTAATATCTTTAAACCAATCCGCTGACATGTGTTCACAACTGAGATTGATAATAGTATCGTACTGATAATGTCGGTCAAAACTATTAATGTCAGCAGTATGGTGGCCTAGATAATTTTTAAATGTATAATTAAATCTGCCACTTACTGGCTTGCATCTCATATCAATATCTATTTCTGCGAAATTTATATCAGGATATTCCTCAATTAGTATATTAGTAAGTACACCAAGCCACGACCCTATGTATAATACTGTATTTGCGTTTTTACTAACAGCATCAAAGGCAAGTATTGCTTCGTTTTTACTCTGAATTTGATTTGTATGAAACATATCTCTTATTTCAGTAAGTGATACATTATTTAAAATTTCCTCATCATAGAGAATATCTAAGAATTTTGGAATATATTTCTCTATACAAATCATTTTCTTCTACATATTGTTCTTTTTTTCTTGGATTTCTTTTCTACGTACCTTTGTAAGTTTGCCAAGATTACCTAATGCCTTTCTGGCACGAGCGGCTGAGGCTTTTATACCCTTTTCTTCAAACTTGGCATTTTCTGCCTGGTATGTTTCAATTGCTTCCATAATTTCTGCATTAGTACTCATAAATTACTCCTATGTTTTGTACATGGTGCTTTCCTCTTCCTGAGAAAAACTTGTGAAACCATTTTCTTTTATTACACTAAGTACGCTTTCTACACGACCTTGTAATTCATCTTTGTGTGATATCAAATACACACTTCTATTTCCATCTCTTGCCATCTTCTTAAGAACAGCAAGTGACGATTCGACACCGTTCGTGTCCATTCCGCTATCTATCAATTCGTCAACAAATAACACATTAATTGTGCTGTATAATGACTCAAATATATCACGGAAACTCCAACTTAATCCTAATATAAGTCGGTTTCTTTCACCTCTACTTAGATTATCAAAGTCTAAATCACGACCTAATTCAGTGATTTCTACTGATAAATCACTCTGGAATACAACATCATGTGGTAATCCCAACTTATCTAAGTAATATGCTAAACGAGAATTTAAGTAACTTAAGTTCTGGTCTATAATCTTTTTACGAATAAAACTATCTTTATTAGTTAGCAGTTTCAACAAGAAGTCTTGGTGGTCAAGTAATGAAACTAATGTGTTCAGACGAGAATAGTCTACTTCCTCTAACGCATCATTTCTCATATCATTTATCTGGTCAACATATGGGTCTTCTGTATTTTTATTATTTTCTATTGCTTCTTCTAGTTTTTCTACAGAATTTTGATGCTCATACGCATTCGATAATGTATCATAAAATGTAACAGGTTTCTCGCCTATATCTCCAATTCTTTCTATTGTTGAATTGTGTTCTAAAAGAGAACTTTCATTTGCTGTTAAATGTTCTACTGCTTCTTCTTTTTGTGTGTTCTTACCGCCAAGAATTTCTTCTTGTTTAGTATCGTGTATATCTTGTCCACACGCATGACATTTATGTTCTTCGATTAGTTTTATTTCATTATCTAATCGTTCTATTAATTTATTTTGCTTTGTATTGTCCGCTTCAATACTATTAATCCAAGATGTTGCTTGACTAATCTCTGATGAATTTTCATTATATGTTACTAACAATGCGTGATTCTTTAATTCAGATTCAATGTCTACGTGCGATAATGAAGATAGTTCAGTTTCTAATGTTTCTAAATCTGTTGTTTGTTTATTTGTCCAAACTCTTTGTCTGCGTTCAATGTCTTTAATGCTTTTAAGAATACGAGCATTCGTGTCTTCAGCGGCTTTTAATGTATATTCTTCTTCTCTTATTTGTTCTTTTGTGTTCTTTGATATCTCTTTTAGCACTTCTGCTTTACGAGATAATTCAGTTATTCCCAATAGTTCTTCGATTAACTCTCTTTGGTCAGCGGCACGTAAAGATAAGAATGGTTCAGTGTATGTATTAAGAGCAACAATATGTTTGAACATCGCATGAGAAAGACCGATAATACTTCCAACTTCAACTTGAGTCATTCGCATTTCACCTTGACCTGCGTTCTCAACATCGTTATCGCCAAGTTCCATACCATCTCTTAAGAAATGAAATACATTAGGAGAACGACCACGTTCAATTCTATATTCATTTCCGTTGTATGTGAAATCAACAGTAACCATCATGCCTTTACCATTGGTTTTGTTGATTAGATTGTTTTGTTTAATATTTGTGAGTGCTTTTCCATATAGACCATACGATAACGCATTGATTAAAGTGGTCTTACCAGTTCCGTTACGGGCACCATCACTACCCAAATCAATATTGTTACCTAACACTAAAGTCAGTTCATTTTGATTTAATGTAATAGCCTGAGTAACATTACCCACACTCATAAAATTTCTTATTGTTATATTCTTAATTACTAACAAACTTATACCTCTCTTGCGTAAATTCCATCTTGTATGGGGTCAATCGACAGTTCATTGACATTAATATATTCGGGTTGATTAATTATCCACACGACTAGTTCTGCTATATATTCGACATCAATCAGTTTTCTATCGGGATGTTTCTTTATAATAGCAGGAGTTGTTAAACTACCTGGCGATATTAGTGTTGTTTTTATATTACTACCACCCATTGTCATATAAGTTAAATCTCTGTTGTAGGCTTTGAGTGCTTTCTTTTCTGTGGGATATCTCCAAGTTCTTCCCTTTACGCCAGTATCAGCAGTTGAACCTATGTTTATAATATGTCCTTTTCTGTCTGCTTCGTTCATAGCATTAAACATACATTCAGCAATCATAACCTGATGAAATTTCCATATTGCAGAATTGTTTATAAAGATATCAAAGTTGCCCTTGATATAATGTTTTGCTAATTTATTTTGTCCAGCAGCCGTTTCTAAATTATATCCGTTACTTCTACTTGCTGTTTCATATTCGATTTCAGGATCAAAATATTCTTGATTAATACTATCAAATAGATTACATATAGCCTCACAGAGGCCATAATTACGACTTCCAGTAATTAGTATTTTTTTCATAAGTTATTATAAATTTCAATAAGTACGTTTTTATCAAAACTTCCATTGTCATCTAATGATGATAATTGTGCTATTACAATTTCGTCTATTGTCTCAAAATGTATTTCAGCACCAGTATCGTTTTCGTGTTCATTGTTTTTGACCGGTACAAGTGTAACTTCACGCAGTTTATAAGTTTCTACAAATGTATCCTTAATAAAATTTGCTTCTTCGTAAGAAATGTCAATATCTAATGATATTTTTACTGTTGCTTTTGGTACTAGATATTTGTCTGGCTCATCTAATAATGTAGATAACGCAATTGTTCTATATTTTGGAGCATCTTTCCAAGTGAAGAACTCTGGTTCTTTATCCCACTCTAAGTACATCCAACCTCTATCATCATCCCAATTGTCTGAGAAGTTATGAGGGAACGCATTACCAATATAAATTACATTATCTTTTACTTGCCTTTGATGAAAGTGTCCAGTGAACACATAATCTTGATTCTTAAACATACTGCCTTTAAGACCACCGTGGTCAGGCATTTCAATCATTGCATTGAGTTTAAATGTAGGTAACTCTAAATGACTAAAGATGTATTTTGTCTTTATCTTCGGAATCTTTTTCCATTCATCACCGACTAACCAACTGACGATTGCGACATCGCCCTCTACAAGTTTATCTCTTACTAGAATCACATTAGTAAGGTCATCAATGAATTCCATAGAATTCACATCACGGGTTTCGCGGTAGAATAGGTCGTGATTGCCTAATATAACATAAACTTTTTCAAATGCTTTGCTTAGTCTTCGTAAACCAGCAATGCTATATTTCATAGTTGATATGTTTAGACTTGACCTGTTATGATGCCAATCGCCCAAGAATATACAAGTTTCACAATCTCTTTCTTTTGCGTCCTTAATGAACCAATCAATGAAATTTAAACAATCTTCATTGTGTTGTTTTGCGTTATTCTTAAGACCCCAATGTATATCCGTAAAACACGCGGCCTTTTTAAACAAATTATCAGTCATTGTCATCGGCGTAAATCTCTTTAATGGTTTCGGTTGGAATAGCATCATCGGTTATTTTTGTCTTGATGATTTTTTGCCAACGTTCCTGAGATTTCATTTCGTGTGCCAACTGTCTTGTCCAACTTGGCGCCTGTCCTGCTTTTTCTAGCAAGTCATCACGAATGCCTTGATTTTTCTTTTCTATGTTAAGAACACGAGTGAATGAATTGTTCACTACTGTTGTGTAGTAAGCAAAGGGATTATCACTCTTGTCTTCGTTAAATTGTAATCCAATCTGTGCTAATTGTAACAATGCTTGTCCACGCATTTCATCAATGTATGTATATCCACGCCAGTTAGACCTTTGAGAATATCTTTCTACTAGTTTGATATACATTGTCGCCAATACGGCTGTGATTTTACCAGCAGATAAATCAAATTCTTTCTCTTTGTTGTGATGTGATAGTCCCACTTCATTGATTTTATTATCTGTATAAGTATAGTGTTTGAATGCAGGAAATGGTAATTTTACTTTGTGGTCTGCTATTGTTTTGGGGTTTGCTTTTCTACCTGGCTCATCGGGTATGTGGTCAAATCCCATTATACGAAATACAATCTCGTCTTCTGTAAAAGAGGCAGGGTCGACCTCGAAATCGACTTGCTTTTTCTTTTTATCTTCGTTAGCATCCCAAGCCAGTTTTTGTAATCGTTTTGCTTTGTTTTGTCTTGCTTGGTCTACTGCTTCTGGAATATCATCAGTTGAATACAGTATAATATCATGTTGATTATGTTTGTCTCTATCCTCAAACCAACAATAGTTTGACTTAGAAATATGAATCTGCTTCAACATATCTTTGTTATTTAAATAATTTTGTCGTCTAGCCATAGTTAATTTCTCCTAAAGTTAAATCAATTATAACATATATAGTCGACCGCTGTCAAGTGGTAAAACACTATATATAGCAAAATCTTTTATATTATCTAATAAACTTCGCAGATAATGCCGAGATAAATACTGTTATAATGATTTAGGAGTAAAAGATGGCAAGTCCATATTACACAAAACAACCAGTATATTTAAAAGAGCCAAGTGGTAGATATCAAAACATTTTGACGAATGGTATTGCGACCGAGGGACCGGCAGGTAAATACAATACACCAACAATTATCAACTTTCCATATACTCCTACAATCTCGATTGTTCAGAGTGGAAACTATCAAGAATATGCTATAACTCATTCAAACTTTCAACAACGTGCATTTGATAGTCATTCAAATATGGAACTTAATATGACTGCGCCGATGATTGTGAGAAGTGTAGAAGAGGCAGATTATGTCTACAATGCATCAGTGTATATTAGAAGTATAATGAAAATGCAATGGTTAAAAGATGATGATCCTGGTATGCCACCTCCAATAATGCGATTTTACGCACACGGCATATACGAAAATGTGCCATGCATAATTCGTGACTTTACTTGGAACTTAGACTCAGACTTAGATTATGTAGAAATACCTTTTGGAAAAAATAAGGGCATGAGAATACCAGTTCATAATATGTTTGTATTATCATTGTCTACTACTTATGCGCCAAAAGATGTAAGAGAAGATTTTAGTATTAAAGAATATCTTAAGGGAAATTTAAAGGATAAAGGTTATGTATAAAGAAAATTCACCATGGAATAGAACTTCTGTAATTGACGGTACGATATTAGATATAATGAAAAAGAGATTTATCTATAAAGATCCTTATGATGAGAATTACCTTATACCTCAAGAATTCGATGAACGTCCAGATTTATGTAGTTATGAAATGTATGGTACTGCGAAATATTGGTGGGTATTTGCTCATAGAAATCCTGATATTATAATAGATCCTATCAGAGGATTCTCAGCGGGAACTATTATTAAAATCCCAAGCAAAGATAATATTAGTAAAATGGTGTAAATTATGTCAGATAATACCCAGGCACAAAGTTTAGATTCGTGGGTAGACAACCACGAATTTCTTGAAAACATTCTCGATGTGTATGAAAGTTATACTTACAACATAGAATGGTTTGTAGTTGATATAGATGTAGATAGAAAATTTCAAGAATTCGGAGAGACATTTAACGTTGTGTCGGTTGTCAACGATGGATGGCCAGGTGTAGAAGATACAAAAATCACTATAGCAAAAACTGGTGTTACTACAGAATTTACTATATCAGATTTAACTATTACCGGTTGGGGTAGAGGTAGTGCAGAAAATAGCAAACTTGCGGGATCAGCCCGCAGATTAGACTTCACTGTTACAGAAGTGGGAACAACAAGTTTGGCTGATAATCTACAAAATGCAATTGCATTGTGTGGTTGGAAAAGTATTCCTGACACTCACTTTTATATGAAAATTAACTTTCTAGGTGTCAATTCAAAGGGAGTAAAAGTTAAAATACCACAGACAAAAGTTTTAACCTTTACACTTGCAAGGGTCAATCAACTCCAAAGTCAAACAGATGCCAGAGGAACAACTACAATGATTCTTGGAAATATGGTACAAGATACTGTAATAGGAGAGAAAACATCATTAAGCAAGACTGAAACTGAATTTACTTATACTGTAGGAGAAACACTTACTGATACATTAGGAATTACTGAAAAGGGTGAAGATGCTTCTGAAATCCCACCAAAAGAAGAAAGTTTCATGGATGAATTGAATAAAAGTATTAGCAGAACTCATCCTAACTTGCTTCCAGAATTACGAAATAGTTACAAAATAACTATGTCTGACCAATTTAAAGAAAAGTTTGGTAATGCAAGTATGATGGGCGTAACATCAAATACTATTAAAAATATGGCACCGCCAATCGCCAAGCAAGTAGGTAAGGTGAAGCCCGAGTTGGGCATATATCTAATCATTCAAGAAATATGTCTTGCCGCAATAGAAATAAAAAATGAATTAACTAAGGAGAAGAAAGGACAGTCAAAACCATTTAAAATTACTCCATGGTGCGTACCAAAAAAGAACGGATGGAATCCAATAACAGGAACAAGAGCATACAATATTGAATTTTTTATAGACTACGAGAAAAAACTTATACCTCAAAATCCTGAGGACGCAGCCGCCAAGGCAGCAAATATGGCCACTACAATTGATGAATTGTTTGCTGACAAACATATCAATAAGATATATCATTATTTGTTTACTGGAAAAAATGACCAGATACTAGATTTTAATATTTCATTAGACCAGTATCTACAAAAGACATACTCGGATCCTAATGATTGGTATGCATATGAAAACCTTAAGAAAGCGGGAACAGTAGAGGGCAATGCATTACTGGAGAAATATAAAGAGAATTATAACAAGTCTAGCGAAACGCACAAAAATTTGATAAAAATACAAAAGAAATCAAAAGAAAGTTATGAAAGAGGAAAATCTGCTCTCAAAGTATCAAATAATAGTTTAAGAGACGATTTAGAAACGATATATGACAAGTATCTCGGTCCTCCAGGGATTGGAGATGGTGGACAAATGTTCCCATCCAAGCGAAAAAAAGCAATAGCGGAGTTTTTTAAAGACCTAGACAATGACCAAGCGATTGCAAAACTAAAAGACTTAGAAGAATTTCCCAAAACACTCCTTCCTGAAACAATTAAAACTCATGATGCTTTAGAGTTTGCAGTTATGGAAGCAAGAGAATTATATGAAAAAGACACGAACAATCTAAGCACCCACGAAATAAGTCAGAAGACGGAATACAAAGATTGGATGGCAAGTGGGGCGTCTGTTAGTGGTGAACATATCTGGAATAATGGAGTTAAGCAAAATGCCCAAAAACTGCTTTCTGGAGTAAAAAATAAAAATCCAAAAAATATGATTCTACTTGAGGAGTTAGATGATGACATTATATCTAAGATGTCTGAAGAAGACTTTGAAAGTGTTCTTAGATCCCAAACAAATAATCCCGTTGTATACAAAAGACTAATAACGAATTTGAGTAAAAACAATGAAGCACCAACCTTTAAACCAACTGATGTTGAAAACGTAAATTTGGCTAGAGCAAAATATTACGAATCAAAGGCAGGACACGCAAGTATGATGACCGCAGATATGACTATTAAAGGTGATCCTCATTGGCTAGAAGGATATATGCCTCCTGCTGTAGCAAAAAAAGAGTTTGGTAATGTTGGAGCAATATCTGATAAAGGATACAGTATGCTAACATCTAGTAACGGTTTTGCCTACATAATAGTAAAATCTGGTGTAGCCCACGGAACAGATTTACACGGCAACATACTCAAAAGAAATCTTATTACACATTTATATAATGTTGTGGAGGTTACTAGTGAGTTTAGTGGAGGCATATTTACTCAAAAATTAAGGTTGAACAGACTTACTGACGCTGATGACCTGACATCTTTTATTACAACAGTGGGACCCGAATTAGCAGAAAAAGGTGACAAAAATGATAAAACAACTTTTGCATCTACTGATAATCTTAATCCAGTATTGATTCCAGCAGACGCACCAACAGGTACCCAAGGAATAGTAACTCGTATGATTGATGACCATATGGAAGCGAACCAGGCTCATAATCTTGCAAAGATATCGGCATATTCTGGAAAAACGTTAGGCGAAATACTTAGCAGTATTAAGAGAACACTTACTAAACCCTTTAAGAAATTATATAATACAACCCTTGCCGAGAATGCAGAACAATATCATGAAGCGGCTGGCGTGATAGTTGATGAGATTAAAATAAATCAGGAAAATTTGACAAGTCCTTATGTCTCTTGGGAGGGAAATGCGGCAACAAGAAATGCGTTGGCAGGTGTATATCTCAATGACCATAAATGGATAAAGGCTATGTGCGATAATGGTATTGAAGAAAGTTGTATAAACATTGAGACTAATCAAAATAATATATTATCAACATTTGTAAATGCAAGTGGTGAACCATTAACTGTAGAAGACAGAAGTAAAGCAAGTACAATAACGGCAATCAATACACAAATAAATGATATGTTAGCGGCCAATCCAAGTGTTCTTGTGGGACAATATGAAGTAGCAATGTGGCAACACACTGCGGGTGGTGAACTAGATATTACAGGCTATACTTCACCACAAAATAAAGCCGCTATAGAACGTATAGTGCGTGATACAACTGGAGAAAGAACTCCAAAGATTATTATTGATGAACAAAATGATCCAGAAATCAATGCCATGAAAATCAGTGGTACAATGTATGGCGCTATTGTTGACAATAAAATATTGAATGGCGACTTACCTCTCAATAAAAACGCAACAAACGATATAAAGATAAATGCGATAGGTGAAAGTTTTGCCGAAAGACTAGCAAGAGAAAAATTAATCAACTCACCAAATTCAAACAATGACTGGAAGACTACATATTGGTTCGAAAAGCAAGTTGACGATGTAGTAAAGAAAGCATGTAATGGAAATGTAAATGTTAAAACAAGAGGAATAGAATGTCTCGGTGTATCCTCGGACACATTGACTGCTCCTGAATTAGATGATATAAACATATTATCTGAAGAGATGAACGGATTATTCCAAAACCATGAATTAACTGACAAAGATAAAAATAAACAAATGGTATGGACAGGCAAGGCATATAAATTACTTGAACGAGAAATCGAAAGTGGCGAACTAGTTATTAGTGAAGATGAATTGATTAAATATAAAGATGCAATAACTGTGGGCGTGGCTGAAGTCGTGGTGTTAGATTCACTATCAGAAGATGACTACATTACGGTTAAAGGATATGAAGATGCAATTAATAGAATTACTGGAGATTCCCAAAGTGGACATCGTGGTGATTTAACAACGGCTGTTAATGTTGGAATCACTGAAGATGAACTCATAGAACTAAGTGAAAGTAAAGCCGCTACAGAAGGAAAACTAAATCAATACTTCTGGGACATAAATGGCAAACGTGTGTTTGCAGATGAATTAGAAAATATCGAAGTAGAAATTGCTGAAAAAATGCTATTTCTACCAGACGAAAATATGACTGCAGTCGCAACTATAATTGATGGCACTACTAAAACTTATGTTCCAATATTTAATCCAACAAAACAAGTAGTTGTCAGTGACCAACCACTTATAATCAAAAATGCAGACGAGCAGTTTGATGTTGTGTTAGCAGGAGGAGACAGTACATATGCAGGAGTAACAACTCAAAATAACATAGACCAATTAACACAGGCTAGAAATTTATATTATCAATTAACAAGTACTGCTACTGGTATGACAACAGTACAAGATGATTGGGGAGTAGATATTAGTGTTAAAGACTTTTCTAATATTGGTTCAATAACATACACTGATGCAAATGGAGATGACATAACAATTCCTGATGCTAGTACAGAGTTTGGTATCTATACAATAGATGAGAATAATATGTACCCAGCAAATAAACAAGATTATAAAGCAATAAGACAGCAAATAGCAGATTTGTTTCCTAATGTGAATGTAATATCAGGAGAAACTACGGCTGCCTATCTAAGTACAAGTAAGAATGGAAAAGGAATGGTAATATTAAATGGTACTGCATTTTATATTGAGCCATAATAGGAGAATTTATTATGAAAGATGGAAAATTAAAAAGAGCCCTCAGAAGAGAAGCATCAAATATATCATCTCCTATTTTAGAAGAATTACAAAAGGGTATATACAAAGCAATAACGGTTCAGGAAAATCCTAGGGCTAATCCACCTGCACCATTTATTGACCCGACTGGGCGTGGTAGACTTGCCGCGTATGTTCCAGCATTAGGAGGTATACCTGAAGATCCAGATTTCTTTGAGTATGCTAGTCCATTCGGTGGAATAGTTAAAGAGGGAAATTATGGATTCTTTGGTGTGCCAGTTGGAGAAGCGGTTACTATTCTTGTTTTCTTTGCTGACGGCGGTAACGCAACTGAAGGATATTGGTTTGCAGTTGCTCAAAGTATTCCTGACATTGTAAGTGGCGGTTATTCAGGTGAAGCAAAAGTTACAGGCGACGGCCAAGGTGAGGGAGTATTTAAAGATATTCCAGCAAGTAAAACACAATCAAAAACAATTGGTGACGCGGCAATTACAAAAGAAAAAGAACTAGAAAATAATCCAAGAAATAAAATTTTAGCAGACCAAGGAACATATAGTGACCCTTTAAGAGGAACATCTACATCTTCGCCCCTAAGAGATGCGAGTTACGAAATCCCACAAGAAACTAAAGTTACTGGATGGAAAACACCAGCAGGCTCCTCAATAACTATGGATGATGGTAGTATCAATGATACGGGCGAGATTCATGCTGAACAAATAAGAATAACTACAGCCTCTGGTGCTGCCGTTATATTAGATGGTAGTAATGATTTTATTTACGCAGTAAACAGCAGTGGGTCTGGATGGGTAGAGATTGGAGCAAATGGTGAAGTAATGGTCTACGCAGAAGGTTCACTGAGTATGAGAACTGAAAAAGATTTTAATCTTCGTGCTGATAAGAATATAAATTTAGAAGCAGGTGAGAATATTAATATTCGTAGTGTTGAGAACACTAAGATTAATGCTACTGAAGAATTACATTTACGAAGTAAAGGAAATCAATTTTTACAAAGTGAAGCAGGAATGAATATTAATGTTGGAGTTAATTGTATAGTAACTACTGGAGGAGTATTACATTTGAATGGTCCAATCGCAAGTGAATCTGAACTTATTCTAGTTGATTCTATGCCTGATATACAAGATTTGACATGT